GAAGATGGCGCCCCAAATCGAGCTTCAATTGTCAGGCATGATGGCACAAGCGGCATCCCAAGTACTTCAACAAAGTCAACATCAAGCTGCCCAACAACAGGCTCAACAACAAGCACAAGACCCGCTTATTCAAATGCAACAGCAAGAACTGCAAATTCGTCAACAAGAAGTGCAGATCAAAGCGCAAGAAGCCCAGGCTAGAGCACAAGAAGCACAGGCTAAATTGGCACTTGAAGACCGCAAAATACAGATACAAGCGCTTGAAAAGACACATGAAATACAGGCTAGAGAGAAAGATAGCCGTATGAATATGCTCAGTAAAGCCGCAGATATTCATCAAAAAACCAGAGATCAAGGCATTGATATGGTCAAACATGCTGCTCAACACAAGCATGAATTAGAAATACAACGTCAAGGGCATGGAGTAGATCTTGCCACACATGTTTCCCAGCTTGAACATGAAAAACAACAAGCCGCTAAAACACCAAAGGAACAACTTAAAAAATGATAGCCAACTTCGCAGACGCGCTGCGCAAACAATTACGCAAACAAATGAACGATTACGCAGACGACATGGCAACAGGTCAATGCGCATCTTTTGAACAATATCAAAAACTCTGTGGGGTGATTTCGGGTCTAGCCATCGCAGAGGGTTTATTACTTGACCTGCTAGAAAAGGTAGAAAAATCAGATGAGTGAACTTGTACTTCCAGACTATTTAAAGCTCAAGCCCACGGTGGAAGTAATTGAACAAATTACCAAACCACCAGAAAAAGACGAAGACAAGCCAACACTTTTGCCTAACCCATCCGGGTACAGGCTTTTGTGTAGCGTACCCCAGGTCTCTAAAAAGATTGACGGTACTGAGCTAGATCTTGAGCGTCCTGACTTCTACGCCAAACAAGAAGAACACGCAACCACTGTGTTGTTTGTTTTAAAAGTTGGTCCAGATGCGTACGCAGACAAAACCAAATTCCCTAGTGGACCTTGGTGCAAGGAAGGTGACTTCATTATGGTTCGTACCTATGCAGGTACGCGTTTCAAAATTTACGGCAACGAATTCAGGTTCATCAATGATGATGAAGTAGACGGTGTTGTAGATGATCCCCGCGGAATAACCCGTGCTTAAAAGGAAAAACAATGGCAGAATTTAAAGGCGAAGATTTCAAATTCCCTGATGAAATCGAAACAGAAGAAAAGATAAAGGTAGAAAGTACACACGACGATGAAATAGATATTGAGATCGTCGACGACACACCTGAACGAGACAGAGGTCGCAGACCACTTGATCGTGAGGTAGAAGACCCAACTGATGATGAAATTAATCAGTACACAAAGGGTGCACAAGAAAGAATTAAAGAACTCACACACGCAAGACACGACGAACGTAGAGCTAAAGAAGCAGCGCTTCGTGAACGCCAAGAACTTGATAAACTTGCACAGCGTTTGTTGGAAGAAAACAACAATTTAAAACGTTTTGTAAACTCAAGTAGTGAGCAAACAACACAGATGGCTAAGACTGCTGCAGAAGCAGAGCTTGACAAAGCCAGACGTGAGTATAAAGCGGCACAAGAAGCGTTCGATACAGACGCTATTATTGCTGCTCAAGAAGCATTGACTGAAGCCAAAATGAGAGTGGAGTCGGTAAAAAATTATAGACCGGCCCCTTTACAAGTTGAAAAAGAAGATGTATATTCGCAACAACAAGTCCAACCTGTTCAACCAGACGAAAAAACCTTGCGCTGGCAAGCTAAAAACCAGTGGTTTGGGGCACAGGGATTTGAAGAAATTACCAGTTATGCACTAGGACTGCACCAAAAACTAGTCAACTCCGGGGTTGATCCTCGCTCAGATCAGTATTACGAGACTATTGACTCTCGCATAAAAAAGACCTTTCCGGATGTTTTTGGAGAGGCAGCGGTATCGTCTGAGACTCCAAGTAAAAAAACACCATCTGTAACTGCGCCAACAAGCAGGTCTTCCGGAACAAAGAAGATTCAACTTACAACCACGCAAATGGCGTTGGCAAAGAAATTCAAGATGGATCCTAAAGTGTATGCTGCAGAAGTTTTAAAATTGGAGAAACAAAATGGCTGATAACCGTACCCCCCGTGATTTAACAACCCGTGACAAGAATGTTCGATATGTGTACACACCATCGAGCAAACTGCCTGACCCAACCCCCATTCCTGGAATGTCTTTCCGTTGGATTGCGACGCATGTTATGAGCATTGCCGACCCAACTAACGTGTCAAAAAAGCGCAGAGATGGCTGGGAACCAGTCAAGGCGGCGGATCATCCTGAGCTTATGCTTGAAGGTAACGCTAGTGGAAACGTAGAAATTGGTGGCTTGATGCTTTGCAAAATGCCAACAGAACGCGTAGAAGCTATGGACGAATACTATCAAAGACAAAATAGAGCACAGATGGAGTCAGTTGATAATAATTTCTTGAAAAACCAAGACCCCCGTATGGCTACTTTGTTTTCTGAACGCCAGTCAACAAGTACCAGAGGTAGTGTTTTTGGTAACGGTTCTAAATAACTTAGGAGTTTTTAAATGGCATATCCTATCGTTCCCGCAGCTTACGGCTTAAAGCCTGTAAGTCTGTCAGGTGGTAGAGTGTTTTCTGGTTCTACCAGACTCATTCCTATCGCTTCTGGCTATGGCTACAACTTGTTCGACGGTGACGTTGTTACAGCAAGTGGTGGTTCATTAGTTGTTACAACTCTCGGTGCAGCATCTTCAGCTGTTGCTGGTACTATCGGTGTTTTTGTTGGTGCTCAATACATCAACTCAATGAGCCAAACAGTACGTGCACAGTACTACCCTGCTAACACCGTCACTAACGCCGCTTATGGACCTAACAGTCTGCAAGGCTATGTTGTTGATGATCCTTTAGCTGTGTTCCAAGCCGCTGTATTGACACAGAGCACTTCTGTATCTAACACACCTGGCGCTACTATTGGTTATGTAAACCCATCTTTCATTGGGTCTAACATGTACTTGGTAACAAACGGTTCTAACGGTGGATCAGCTTCTGGTAACACAAACACAGGTGACTCAGCAATGGGTTTAACTGGTGGTGCTATCACTTCTGGTACACAAGGTAATACTCGTATTACTTCAAGCGCACCTTTCCGTGTTGTTAACGTAGTTCCAGACACAGCAGTTACTGTTACAGCCACAAGCGGTACAGCAACTTCTTCTAGCGCAACATTGACAATTACTGCAGCTAATACAGCTATTAGCCCCGGTATGCAGGTGATCATTCCAGGCGTTACTGGCGCATTGGCAGGTAACTTTTTGACATTGACTAACATCAGTGGCACAACACTTACTTTGTCTGCTTCAGTTACAGTCCCAGCAGGATCAGCTATATCTTTTGTTGGTTATCCAGAAGTCCAAGTTCAGTGGAACTTTGGTTACCATGCGTACATGAACGCAACAGCAGCTTAATTAAGGAGCATATAAATGGCTATTTCACGCGCACAACTATTGAAAGAGTTGCTTCCTGGATTGAACGCTCTGTTCGGTTTAGAGTATGCAAGATACGGCGAAGAGCACAAAGAGATTTACGAAACAGAAACCTCTGAGCGTTCTTTTGAAGAAGAAACGAAACTTTCAGGTTTCTCTGCTGCACCAGTTAAAAACGAGGGCGCCGCTCTTGCTTATGACAATGCACAGGAAGCATGGACAGCTCGTTACAACCACGAAACAATTGCTCTTGGATTCTCAATCACTGAAGAAGCGATTGAAGATAACTTGTATGACTCTTTGTCAGCACGTTATACCAAGGCTCTTGCCCGCGCTATGGCGTACACAAAACAGGTTAAAGCCGCTTCTCCTTTAAACAATGGATACAACGCATCTATTGTTGGTGGCGACAACCAACCTTTGTTCTCCACAGCACACCCCTTAGTTAACGGCGCAACAAACGCTAACACATTCACAACTCCTGCTGATTTGAACGAGACTTCATTAGAAGCCGCCGTTATTCAAATCGCTGGTTGGACAGATGAGCGTGGTTTGTTGATCGCTGCTAGACCTAAGAAACTCATTGTTCCACCATCATTAATGTTCGTTGCTACTCGCCTCTTAGAGACAGAGTTGCGCGTTGGTACAAACAACAACGACATTAACGCTATTAAGAACAATGGAGCAATTCCTGAAGGCTACACCGTAAACCACTTCTTGACATCAACCAACACATGGTTCTTGACAACTGACGTGCCAAACGGAATGAAGCACTTTGAGCGTATTGCTTTACAAAATTCAATGGACGGGGACTTCGACACCGGCAACGTTCGCTACAAATCAAGAGAGCGTTACAGCTTCGGTTGGTCTGACCCTCTTGGAATGTTTAGTTCTTACTAATAGGATTGGGAGTTTCCCGGTCGGAGGGGTCCTCAAAAGGGACCCCTTTTTATTTGTGCTACAATTACCTGTGTCGTAATAAAGGAGTTAATATGGACTATCCAACAACAAGAGAAGAAGCAAAGAAAACTGGTGCTAAGTATTACTTTACGGGGCAGCCTTGCAAACACGGGCATGTAGCATTGCGCAAAACAAAGGGTTCGTGCGTAGACTGTTTAAAGGTTGAATGGGCTAAAGGTAATGAAACTCGCGCAGAATACTTTAAGCAATACAACCAATCCGATGCAGGACAAAAAGCCAAAAAAGATTATTATGAGCGTAATAAGGAACAAGTAATTGCTAGGGCGGCTGCAAGACCTGTGGAGCAACGCAAAATGCACAGAGAAAAATATAAGGCGCAAAACCCAGAACTTTATAAAGCGTTTGTAAGTGTTCGTAGACGCAGACATAAAAACGCAACCCCCAAATGGATTACCCCAGAACAAAAGTTGGCTATGCGCAATTTATATCTTCAAGCGCAAGCATTAACAAAAGCTACAGGTGAACGCTATGTAGTTGACCATATTATTCCTTTAATTTCGCCAGAAGTGTGTGGGTTGCATGTGCCTTGGAACTTAAGAGTTATTACACAAGAAGAAAACCTAATAAAATCAAACAAAATACCTACACAAAATTAAACTTTTACTGTATTGTAAGCGTCATAAATACTGGGTAACATGAGAATACAGCGCCGTGCTGTACTAATTTTTTGGAGATTTAAATGTTGACAGTTATTATTAAAGGCGAGACTCTTGAAGATTTAGCACAAGCAATTGAAACAGCTTTAGAGCAAGTTGAAGCTTTTTTGATTGAGCAAGACGAAGAAGTATTTGAATACGATGACGATGGTTATTTATATGATGCAGAAAACGATGAGTTATTCTGGTTAGATTTTGACACCGGAGTTGAGTATTACTACGACGAAGAGCAAGATGCTTGGTTTGAAACAGGCGATGTTATGGATGTTGTAGTAGAAGATGACTTTGTAGAAGACGAGCAAGAAGTAGATTTCGAGTAATATTTTTTGCGGGATGATCTAACATTTAGGATGCCTCATTGATAAAGGGGCCGTCGGAGTTTAAATCTCCGTCCCGCAATTTCTTAGCTTTCTTTTCTTCACGTAACTCATAGTGGTGTATTCGGTGGCAATTTGCGCATAATACGATACATTTAGCTGCCTCCTCATACGCTTTTTTCCAAGACTTATTTCGCACAAATTCATGAACTGCCCCTAACTTATTACTGGGGTCTATATGATGAAAATCCATAGCAGCAGGGTGTGCAAAGCCACATGCCGCACACTCTAGCCCAAGTCTATGTGCTTCCCAAATACGTTTATATTCAATACGATTACTTTTCGTTCTTTGTTTAGTTAACTCTTTGTTGTTTTGATAGTGCTTAGATGACGCTTTTTTGTTAACTTCTTTACGTTTTTGTGGGTCTTTATATGGCATAACGCTTGACACAAGTTAAAACCGTGCTATAGTATCACACATCTGGGATTCAAACCTTGTTGCCAGCCCACCCAGGGGTCACGATGCAACGATTAACAAGGTAACTTTTGCATAAGGATTAAAAGTCATGGCACGCACCACATTCGAAGGTCCAATTCTTTCAGGCGACGTTAGATTTGGACCCCTACGTAACGTAGGATATTCACAATTAGTTCAGAACATTGATATCAATATTGGTAACTCAACTGTTGGTTCATCTACATACGGTGGAGCATCTGGACAGTTTGTAGCTTCTAACGGTGTTCCTAACATCAACGGAACAGTTTTTGTTCCATCAGCTACAGCAACACCAACAGCACAAACAATCCCTGCTGATACAGCTACTAACATCTATCGCGGCGCGGTATTTTATTTACCAACAGGCGCTGATTTAGACGATATCTTTTTTGATATTCAAACAGCATTTTCTGTAACTGGCGGTACAGCTTCTCTGACTTCAGTTCAGTTCTTAGCAAGCAACAACTACACAGCTGCAGCCGGTACAGCCGCTTACTTCCAAACAGCCGCGATCACATCAAACGCTGTAGGTCGTCAATCACTAGCTACTTTTACAGGCACACAAATCAGTAATCAATCTGCAACTTCTACAGACATTTATCAAGGCGGCAATCAGCCTAACTTGTCTCAAGTTGTTGTAACAATTGCATTGGTTGGTACTGCGCTATTAACTGCAACTTCTATTGCAGGACAAGTAAACGTAACGCTACGCTATACACAGCCTGATAACAACATTGGTACATTGACAACTTACCCCTACGGTAACTTTGACTAATTAATCCCCGGGGACTTCGGTCCCCATTTCTTGATTTAAGGAGATTAATATGGCACAAAGCCCAAACGGTATACCAAGTACTAATAACCAAATCAATTCCATTACGCGTCAAGCGAAGGTGGAGCCTTTTGATTTACAGGTATCTCGCGGTCAAATTTTTGGTCATCAAACACTAAGTTTGTTTGGTTATCAATCCGCGGTTGGAAATACAAAAATCCCAGTATGGGAAAACGCAACTACTTACACATACATTACAACAGCCTCCACGCTTACGTTGGTAAGTTCTTCTGCATCAGATGACACTTTAGCAAGCATATTAATTAATGGTTTAGATGCTAACTTTAAACCAATTTCTGAAATAATAGCAATGAATGGGGTTACAGGTGTAACAACTGTTAACAGTTATTTTAGAGTTAATAGCATGATAATGGTTTCCCCTGGAACCGGTCAAAACACTAATGTAGGTACTATCACTTTAAAACAAGTTTCAAACATTGTTGCACAAATTAATGCAGGAATTGGTAAGACACAAAGTACCATTTATACAGTCCCTGCAGGCTATTCATTTTATTTGGATTTTGCGGAAGTAAACACTTCTAATAGCTATACATCATCCAACATTGTTACGTATTCTGTACAAGCAATTAATAACCTTAACAACGTAAAACTAAATGTTTTGCAACAACCGTTTGTATCTATTTATACAGCAAATAGAAGTTCTGATCCCTTTTTGTATGCAGAAAAAACTGATGTTCAGTGGCAATTGGTTACAAGCACGGCTACGACCATTGCGGCTGGAGTTATTATTGCCGGTAAGTTAATTTCTAACGGATCTTAAAATGGCTAAGTCTCCAGCATGGCAACGCAAGGAAGGCAAGAATCCGAATGGGGGGCTGAACGCCAAGGGGCGAGCCTCCGCAAAGAAAGAAGGGCACAACCTGAAACCCCCAGCCCCACATCCAAAAACAGAAAAAGATGCGGCTCGACGTAAATCTTTTTGTGCAAGAATGAGTGGTATGCCCGGCGCAATGAAAGATGAAAAAGGAAAACCAACGCGTAAAGCGCTGTCTTTAAAAGCATGGAATTGTTAAAAAAACACTGATAAGTACAAAGAAACAAGAGAAGAGGTTTAAATGGTACAACATGCAGAAAACGCAAAGAACGTAGTAGACGGCATAGCTATCGCTACCACCTTGGGAACATTGATGGAAGTATTACCTTCGGTTTCTGCGGCTTTATCAATTGTTTGGTTAATTATTCGCATCTGGGAAACTGATACAGTTCAAGGTTGGATCAAAAAAAATGCCAAGCACGAGTAAAAAACAACACAATCTTATGGCAGCGGTGGCGCACAACCCAGCGTTTGCTAAGAAGGTAGGGATCCCACAATCAGTGGGAAAAGACTTTAGCAACGCCGATAAAGGCAAAAAATTTTCAAAAGGTGGTGATATGAAGAAAATGTCAAAAGGTGGAGACACCAGCATGTCTAACTCTAGCAAAGAGAAAAAAGGCATGACTAAAGAAACTATGGGTAAAGTTCGCACTGGCGCTCCTAGCAGAGACGGTATTGCTGAACGCGGAAAAACAAAAGGAAGAATGATCAGTATGGGTGGAAACTCTATTGGTACTGGCGGTTTGTATAATGTTAAAGGACCATCAAAATGAAAAATGATTTTCCTCCAATGATGAACGAAGAGACACCTAAGCATGTTCATAACGTAGATCATACTGAAAAAATGTATGGCGGTGACGGACATAAACAGCACCATGAGTTCTTTGGTCAACACGCTGCAGGACACAAAAAACACCACGAGCATGTTGAAGCTATGTGTGGTGGCGGAATGTCCGGTAGAAAAAAGTGATGCCTAGTCGTGGAATGGGGGACATTGCTCCCTCAAAAATGCCTAAACCTGTGACTAAAAAACGCAGGGATGACACTGACTTTCAAGAATTTAAGAAGGGCGGTAAGGTCGGGCTTTATGCAAACATTAATGCCAAACGTGCACGTGGTGAAAAAATGCGTAAGCCCGGTGATCCTGGGGCACCCACAAAACAAGACTTTATTAATTCTGCAAAAACAGCAAAGGTTAAAAAATGAGTATATTTGAAAAGTTTGAAAAGCAAGCAGGGACACTACTGCAAGAACTGAAAGAACATATACTTCATCAAACCATGAAGGGTAACAAAGTCGATCCTACTTTCCAAGATTTTGTTACACACTTAGAAGCCCATGTTAATAATACAACTGTTGTTACTCCCGCCCCTGTTGCTGTTGTTGAACCTGTTGAATCTACTCCAGCTCCTGTGGTATCTGATACAGTGGTTGTGGCGACGCCTGTAGTTGAGCCAGTTCAGCACACAGAAGACCCAGATCACGCGACTAACTAAACATGACCATCTCAACGCTTAATTCGCTGACTTCGGGTACAGCGAGTTTTAACCTTAACTTAACTGAGTTATGTGAGGAAGCGTATGAACGCGCCGGTTTTGAGATGCGTACTGGTTATGAACTACGTACGGCGCGAAGGTCTCTTAATTTGTTGTTTGCTGATTGGGCAAACCGTGGTATTAACATGTGGACGATGGAGCAAGGTACGATCACCCTTACTCCGGGTTTAAATACATATCCATTACCGCTTGACACAGTGGATCTTTTAGATCACGTTATACGCACAAACCCCAACAATACGTCCACTCAAGCGGACTTAACGATCACACGTATCAGCGTATCTACATACGCAACAATTCCAAATAAACTAACTCAAGCCAGACCTATACAGGTTTGGGTACAGAGATTAAACGGACAAACGTATTCAACTGGATATACCGTAGCAAGCGCAGTAGCGGCTACAGACACTACAATTACACTATCATCTACAGCTAATATGGCTACTGCCGGGTATGTTAATTTAATATCTAGTGGCGTAACAGAAACCATTTACTACAATAACATATCAGGGAATACCCTAGGTAATTGTTTTAGAGGGCAAAATAACACAACAGCCACCAGTTTTCCTGTTGGTGCAACAGTCAACGTACCTAATCTTCCAGCTATTACTGTTTGGCCGACCCCTGATGCATCACAAACTTATCAATTTGTGTACTGGCGCATGCGTAGAACGCAGGATGCTTCACAGTATGGTAACAACGTCATGGACGTTCCTTTTAGATTTATCCCTTGTATGGCGGCAGGTTTGGCGTACTATGTGGCTTTAAAAGTTCCAGATGGGCTACAAAGATTACCAATTTTAAAACAACAGTATGATGAGTTTTGGGAGTTGGCTGCTTATGAAGACCACGAAAAGGCTTCTTTGCGCTTGGTACCAAGACAGATGTTTATAGGTGGTGTTATTTAAATGGGTAATCGGTTTTCATCCGGCAAGAACTCGATTGCCGAGTGTGATCGGTGCGGGTTTCAATTTAAGTTAAAAGAACTTAAAAAAGAAGTCATCAAGACAAAGACGTACGACTTGAAAGTCTGTCCCCAATGTTGGGACCCGGATCAACCGCAATTGCAACTCGGTATGTACCCAGTTGATGATCCACAAGGCGTACAAGACCCAAGACCCGACACGACATATGTGGTTTCTGGTTTAGGTTCTGACGGATATAATGATGGAGGAAGCCGAATCATTCAATGGGGATGGAACCCTGTGGGCGGTTCAGAATTTTACGATTCAAGTCTTACGCCAAACAACTTGGCTTTGACCGTTTCAATTGGGCAAGTTACAATCGCAACGACATAAGGAGTTATTATGGCTAAGAAAGAAATGGATAAAGATTTGGCTCAAGATAAAGCCATGATCAAAAAAGCTTTTAAAGAGCACGACAAACAAGAGCATCCTGGTAAGCACACTAAAATCACACTTAAAAAAGGTGGTGTAACTGGCGCCAGTATGAGATCAATGGGTCGTAATCTGGCACGTGCACGTAACCAGAAACCTGGGAGCAAGTAATGGCTAAATTCAGTATGAAAAAGGGTGGCAAAGAAATAGGTCCTGCATCTACTTACGCAGCTCCCCATACTATGTCAGGCAAGGCTACGGATGGGCAATCTGCTGTCCATTATGCTACTGATCCAAATACAATGCGTGCGGATGAGTCTACTCCTGGTGGCATGCCCGCAAGGCGTGTGAGTTTAGGCAACATTACAAACGGTCCTAAAACTACTGGTATTGAGACTCGTGGTAACGGCGCAGCTACCAAAGGTAGAATTGCTAGAGGACCAATGGCGTGACATATACAGAATTAGTCACAAGTATCCAAAGTTATACGGAAAATCAATTTCCGACTGTATATCTTGCTGATGGAACGAGTGAGTCTACAACAACTCAAATTAATCGTTTCATCGAGCAGGCTGAACAACGCATATACAATAACATCCAGTTCCCTAGTCTTCGCGCTAACGTGACAGGAACATTGACTGCGGGTAATCAGTATTTATCTTGCCCAAATGATTTTTTATCTGTGTATTCAATAGCGGTTTATCCTACAACAGGAACCAATGCAAATACATTCACATACTTAATTAACAAAGATGTGAACTTTATTCGTGAAGCGTTCCCAAGCACAACTTCCGCTTACTATGCACAACCCCAGTATTACGCGCTTTTTGGTCCTCAGTACAACAATATTGCAGAGCTAAGTTTTATTCTAGGACCAACGCCAGATCAAAACTACGCAGTAGAACTGCACTATTATTACTACCCACCCACAATTATTCAAGGCAGTATTACAGCAATTACACTAACAACTGCTGGATCAACATACACCAACGGTACATACTATGACGTTCCTTTAAGCTACAACGCATCACAGCCAACAAATGCGGGCGGTTCTATTAATGGTAACTCAGGTCTTGCTACAATTGTAGTATCTGGTAACGTTGTTACTTCTGTAACAGTAACAAGTGGCGGAGCGTTTTATAGTGTTGGAGATATATTGACGGTCTCCCCAACATACATTGGTTCAAGTGGTTCTGGATTTACAGCAACTGTGTCTAGTGTTGGAAACTCAACAGGCGTTACTTGGCTTGGGGACAACTATGATGCGGTTTTGTTATATGCTTGTTTGGTAGAAGCGTATACCTACATGAAAGGCGAAGCCGATCTTGTAACTCTGTATAACACAAAGTACGTGGAAGCACTTGCAGAAGCTAAACGTCTTGGTGATGCACTTGAAAGACAAGACGCATATCGTTCAGGACAATACAGACAGGCGGTGACCTAATGGCTTTTATAGGAAATTGGGCTTGTGATGTATTTAAAACCGGCATGATGAACGGCGTGTATAACTTCACGTCTGGTAATTTTTACATTGCGCTGTACACCAATTCAGCTACGCTTAATCAAAACACAACGGCTTATACAAGCATAGGCGAGACAACTGGATCAGGCTACACAGCGGGTGGTCAATTATTGGTTGTTTCACAAACCCCAACTACAGGTAGTATAGGGGACACGGCGTATATTTCTTTTAATAATGCTGTATGGACAGGCGCAATTAGTGCACGAGGCGCGTTAATATATTTAAAAAATGGTACAACCAATCCTGCAGTTTGCGTTTTAGATTTTGGGGCAAGTAAGGCTTCTACTAGTTCGTTTACTGTACAATTTCCGGCTAGCACTAACACAGCTGCGATTATTCGCATTTCATAAGGAACCATCATGAGTAATGAGATTTCAATCATAGGAGACGTAGTAGATGCTACGGTCACCAGAGGCGCGGGGCAGACAGAACTGTTTGGTCTGCAAGGCATATATAAAGCTGAGTGCTATGACGCACAGGGCAATCTTAAGTGGTCTGACCATATTGAGAACCTAACCACAAACGTGGGTCGTCAGAACTTGCTGAACTTTTACTTTATTTCTCCCTCGGCTACAAATGCCATTTACATGGGACTAATGGGTACAGGCTCACCTTCTTATACAGATACACAAGCCAGTCATGCAAGCTGGTTGGAAGTCGGAGGCGCTAACGCTCCTACATATTCTGGCACAAGAAAGACACCAAGTTTTACAACACCTACCACAGCTAACCCCTCTGTTTTGGTAACTTCTGCTGCGGTTGTGTTTAGTATGACTGGATCAGGAACTGTTGCAGGTGCGTTCATTAACGTGGGCGGTTCATCTACAATTGATAACACAACAGGTATTTTATTCAGCGCAGGAGATTTTTCTGCGGGTTCTAAGACAGTATCGTCAGGCGACACAATAAATGTATCGTACTCGTTGTCAGCATCGGGTTAATAAATGGCTCTAGTTCTGGCGGATCGTGTCCAGGAGACATCCACTACAAGTGGTACGGGTACGCTCACCCTAAATGGCGCGGTCAATGGATACCAATCTTTTGCCAACGGCGTTGGCAACGGGAACACCTGTTACTATACGATTTACGACACAGTCGCTTATACATGGGAAGTTGGGATTGGTACTTATACTACGTCAGGCAGTACGTTAACGCGTACGACTGTTCTTTCTAATTCATCACAGACTACTTCGCTGATTAACTTTGCGGGTAACTTGATGAACGTGTGGGTGGACTATCCCGCAGAAAAAGCCATATACCAAGATGCAAGCGGAAATACCTATGTACCCAGCCTGGGAGGAACTACACCATCTACAGGTACGTTTACTACTATTACAGGACAGACTGCTAACTTAACTGGTACTGGGCAAAATTTAATTGCGTATTCACAATTTCAATCTGGTTGGGCTATATCAAATGGCACTATTTCATTAAATTCTGCAACTGACCCATTAGGCACAACGACTGCCGCCACATTAACAATGTCTGGCGCATCTAATTTAAGTTTTTATTCTTCAACTGCGGCACTTACAAATGGCACTTATTACACTTATTCTATTTATGCCAAGGCAGGAACATCTAATACACTTCAAATAACTCTTCAGTCTTCTTCATCAAATGTATATGGTGTAAGTGTTAATTTATCAACCCAAGTAATAACATTAGTTACAGGTACTGGAACATCGACTATAACTTCTGTTGGGAATGGTTGGTATCGTATAGCTTTAACAGGATTAGTAAATGCAAACGGAACTGGTTATTTTCAAACATATATTGTCGGCAATGCTAGTACTATGTACTTGTGGGGTGCACAAGTAAATACAGGTTTAACTGCAAACACATATATTTCAACTACTGGAACAACTGTTTATGGTTATCCTAACTTAAGTCTTAATAGCAATATAGCTGTTTCAATGGACTCCTCTGGAAACCTAATCCTACAACCCGCAGGAACAGGAGCATTACAAGCACAACAGACTACATCTAGTGCTACAGGTGGTAATGCTAGGGGTGCTAATGCGGTGGATTGGCAGACGGCATCAAGAGATTTGGCAACAAGGGTAGCAAGCGGTACTTTAGCAGTTATTGGTGGTGGTCAATACAATACTGCAAGTGGCTCAGGATCTGTAGTTGGTGGCGGTCAAGGTAATTCTGGAACAAATAGTGGTTCGGTAGTCCTTGGAGGATATCAAAATAGCAATTCTGGAAATCAAGCATCACTTGTTGGAGGCTATAACAATACTGCTTCTGGTTCTTGGGGTGCTGTTTTAGGTGGTTATTTAAATACTGCCGCAGGATTTTTAAATTTTATTGGTGGTGGTTTTACTAATTCTGGAACATCTGGAAGTGCAGTAACAACACAAGCGACTTCTACAATAACTTCTGGTTCTACTGCGGTTACATTAAGTAGTTCAAACGCATCCATTAAGGTTGGACAGGTAGTTACAGGAACTCCTGTAGCATCTTTTCCAGCAACCTATGTTGCCGCTATATCAGGAACCTCATTA